TTTTCCCTCCGCATTGCTCTCGACAAACTTTGCATCCACAGAACTTGCTGCGGTTTTGGTTTTGGCAGTCGCGCTGTAGGAGATGCAATCGATTAGGTTTATGGTTTGCGAGATGTCCTTTGCAGTCTTGGCACTGACCGCCGCCCCTTTTTTTGTGACGGTCAATTTTCCGTCCGTTGGCTTGATTATCACGCCCTGCTGTTTTGCCAATCGCTGGAGGAAAGCGCCGTCTCCTTCGGTTTGGTCTATATGCGGCAGCTTTTGAGAAGCGATCGCCGCGTCAATGATCGTAAGCAGCCCGTTGCGTTCGCCAATTTCTTTAAGCACATCTCCCATCACAAGGTCATGCCAGCTTTGATTGATGTGGTCTTTGAGAACTACACCCGCGCTGGTGGCAGAAACAGTGAGGGTAAATCCGCTCGAACCGCCTGCAAACCCGCATTCAGTTACGCCGTACTTCCCCATTTCAACCAACGGCTCCCCTTCATTGATGCCGATTGAAAGTGCGATCGATTGTCCTGCTGTCGGCACTTGGAGAGTTTGATCGCGATCATCTAAAGTGAGTTGTAGGGTGTCGCCTGATTTCCCATCGGCGTTATCGGTAAGCGTAAGACTGATGAGCCTGTCCATTATTTGGTCAGAGACATTCTCGCCATCTACCATTATCTTAACTTGAGGTTTTGTCAACTCCAGAGCCTCACTACTTCTGATTCCCTGGCTTCAAAATCAGGCAAAATAATCCCCAAACCTTCTGGCAAAATCGGCAAACTATTCGCCAGTTTTGGATTTAGTCGCATTACCGCCTCTGTACTGCCGCGTGAAAAACCGTACTCACGATGGCAGATTAAATCCAGTTCGTCACCAGCCTGACAGGTGTAGATTCTCATCTTTTAGCCCAAAACTTTAGCCGCTCGATCAATTTAATCGTCATGGCGCGATACCTGCTAGCAACTGTTGGAACAATTTTGGATCAACGTTCAAACTTTTGGCGAGACCCTCCGCCTTTCCTACCCACTTTTGTAAATCGGCTGACAAACCGGGCGCAATGATCGGCAATTGACTTTGCAATGCTGCCAGCGGATTTTTAGCCATTTGAGTGAGGGCGATCGCCGTACCCAATCCTCCATTGCCACTTAAGAAACTCGATCGTAATCCTGCTGCATTTACGCCCAAAGCACCCAAAGCAGTCGATTGATTTCCTCCGATTGTTTGGAGTCCCATTTTATTCAGCAGGTCTGGGACTTTCCCGGTATCCCCCACGCCCAAAGGCAAGGCAAGGGCTGTAAGATTACCCGGTGTAATTCCGCTATCGAGAATGTTTTTGAGGTTGGTGAACCCCGCGATTTTGCCGCCAATATTTTGGGCTGATAGGTCGCTAGGGTTGGGGACAAAACCAGCGATCGCCGTTTCCTTTGCAATGCTTAAGTCTCCTTTTAGGAGTGGGTTATTCGATTTATCACGCCCGTACTCCTCAAAGGAAAGGGAGACTGAATTTTTACGATACTGCCCACCCGGCAAAAATGCACTTGTATTTTCGTCAATGTTAGTTAGGACAAATTCGCCAAAGACTCGACCTTCTGAACCGCCGCTCGTGAGCATGTAAGGCAGGGCTTTGTCGGCTAGCTCCCTTAAACTTTTTAGCGAGTCGGCTTTTTTGCTTAGTTGAGGAAAAGTTACGCCAGATATTTTAATCGGTTTCGACCCTGCTCCCATGTACTGACTTGCTGGGTTTCTGAGGATGCGCTCAATTTCGACCCACCTGTACCCGGTCGAGAGGGAAAGCGAATCGTAGGCTAGACTTTCGATTGAGAATTGGAACTCGCCCCAACTGAGCAAAACATCCATAAAAAAGAGGTTTACCTACGCTAAAGAACTTCTTTGAGCAAGTTGCATCTGCTCCATTATCGTGGCAAAAGCCGCCTCCACTTGTGACTGAAGATCGCCGCTTTCTCCAGATGCCCCATTAATCGTGACAGGCGCATTTATCACAATTCCACCCCCACCGACATTGCCACCCGATGGAGAAGCTGAGGCGATCGCTGTTGAACTATTCCCCATCATTGCACTGACTGGTGAGGTCAAACCCGCGCTAGATTGCATAACTCCTTTGCCCAAAGTGAGCGGAATGTTTCTGCCGAGTTGGGTCAAGTTTTTGAGCGCCCCCTCTTTTGGATCTGATTGAGGCAACATTGCTTTGATGCCAGCCAAGGTAGAATTTACCGCCCCAACTACCGCGCTAGCTCGACTTGTTATTCCACTCGCGAGAGCGTCCATCATTGCGGTTCCGATGCTACCCAAAAATGCAGGAAGACCCTGGAAAGCCGATTTAACCGTGTTGATAATCTCGTTGGTTTTGGCAGGCAAAGCAGCGAGTGCATTTGCGATCATTGCCACGCCCTGAATAGCGATCGTCGCACCCTGTAAAAATCCTGATCCAATCTGAAGGATCAGAGGTATGACACCCATGATCACCGACCCGATATTCTGCAAACCGCCGCCGATCATTGCCAAACCTGCATTAATCATTGCAGCAGCCTCAGGAGAAAGTGAGGACATAAACACGGCACCCATTTTTTGTAAGCCACTCCAAACATTTGGAATAATCGCAGCCAACCCCGCCAAACCCGCGCCGATCGCTAAAATTGGAGCGAGTACAGCGCCACCGCCTATAGCTGCAAAACCCGCAGCAACTGCTCCGACCCCAACAATTAAAGGGGGTACGATTGCGACGATTGCCAACAGACCTACGGCGATCGCTCCTACCCAAGGATTGACGCTGGCGAACTCGCCAAACTTTTGGAGCAACGGCGTAACGGCTGTAAGCACAGCATTGATCGGCGGCAATAAAATGCTGCCAAATTGGACAGCGATCGCCTGTAAAGTTGCCATCATTTTTTTCGATTGACCGCCAACGGTGGCGAGAGAATTTGCGTTGGCTTCCGACATTGAGCTTGCTAATTTTGACGTATCGGCTACCCCTTTCAAACCCCGATCAACATCCTTTAAGCCTTTGGATAGTGCGAGAATTTCATCGGTACTTTCACGCCCAAAAGCCTTAGTCATAGCGCCTACAACTTCAGTCAAAGGCAGTTTCGATTTATTCAGAGTCGATAAAAAGTATTGAATCGCTTGGGTACTTTTGCCACTATTCATCAGGGATGTAACCTTACCCGCGTCAACTCCTAGAGCCGTAAAACCCGCTCTAACTTTAGGGGTAGCTGAGGAGATATTCGCGAGTGACCCTACCATCGCATTAAAAGATGTGGATGCCCTCTCAGCGGGTAAGCCTAGTTTTGCCATCACCCCCCCGAACACCGCCGTATCCTGGGATGACATTTTTACAGTCGCCGCCATCGACCCGACCCGCGCTGTAAAGTCTAGAATGCCCGAAGCCGTGCCGCCGATGTTGTCATCCACAAAATTGAGCGCACCTGCAAAAATTTCAGACTGTGCAATGTTTTGCTTAAAGATGCTATTCACCGCCGTAAGCTGGCGACCCATATCAGCCATTTTTTCTACAGGGGTATCTGTCGCCATACCTAGTCTCGCGACTTGAGAAGTAACAGCGGCTAAATCTTCTTTTTTGGTTCCGAGTGCTGCCATAGCCCCGGCAATTTCTAAATACTCTTTTGGCAGGATTCCCAGAGTAGGCGCGAGTCGGAGCGCTTCCTTCGACATGCCTGCCATCTGAGTATTGGTTAGATTGGCAGTCCTTTTAATCGAATTAAGGGAAGCATCAAAATCAAACGCCGATTTCATCATTATGCCGAAACCCACCCCAGCCGCGAGGGAGGCGGGTAACAGTTCCTTAGCTCCTTTAACCAGAGTAGAATTTTGAATGGCTTTCATTTTCTTCAACCGAGTCTCAGCACTACCGATCGCGCCACCTAACGAAGCTGCGATTTTGCCGCCGATTTCTACGATTACAGGAAAAGTTTTGCCAGCCACGGATCACCTTGCTTTGTTTGCCTTAGCTATCTCTTTATTCAATTTCTCGCTAGCCCGCAGCCATCGATTAAAATCCACGTAATCCATAGATAAAATCGCGTCTATCGAAGTGTGATTGTCACGGCAGAATATCAGCGTTGCCCTCCTAAATGATTCGGCTACTCCCCCCCTTCCTCATCATTTTCATCCTTATCAGGTTCTATCCCCTTCATTTTTTGATATGCCAAGAACAGGCGATCGCTGTCGGTGGCATCTAAGTTCAACAGATCATCAGGCGCGATTTGAGTAAGGGAAGACAATAAACCTAGCAGTTTTTTGCCTTGCGCCCCCTTGGCATCCATGTAAGAGATCTCATCCTTCATTTTTGGGCGGCGCATAAAAATCGATGTGATCTCAGTTGCCCCGTCTATCGTGATGGGATAGTCAAGAATAATCGTGATTCCATCGGGTGAATCGATGTCAGTTTTTGGGCTCGGTTTTGTCATCAGGCAACTCCTAAAGCAGTACGCATTTCAGCTAAAACATCCTTACCGTTAATGATGCGTTTAGCATTGAGGATGTCGATTACGATCAAATCCTCACCTCCCACATTCAAACTGTAATATTCGCAATTCATCGTAAATTGTGTCTCGCTTAGAGTCCCCCCTTCCCAAGTCCCAAAATCGATCATGTTGATCGCCCCTTGGCAGGTAATGGTTACAGCGGTCACGGGTTCTCCACTCCTTCTTAAAGCGCCCCTTGCTATTAAGCGGGTGGCGCTGGAATTTAGATTAAGAGCGGTTTCAAAAAATTCCTTATCATACGTAAGCATTGTGTATGTACACTCTAAGGCGTTAAGACCCAGATCAATCATTAGCTCTGCGTCAAAACCGCCCATCCGAACCCCCTCCGTCGCGACTTCGAGCTTAGGTGTTTCGATACTTTTGACGATTCCTAAACAGGAATTCCCATCTACAAATAAATTAAAATTGCTTAAAGTTTGGGGAACATTCGACATGATTTAATCTCCTACTGAACAAAAATTGTACTAAACCCATCGGTATTAATTGAACTTCTAAAAGTTAGCCGCTCAACAGGAAAAGTCGGGGTGAAGGAAAAATCGATAGTAATGTGACCTTGGAGCAAATCAGCATCGCTATTCCTTGCCCGATCCGCCCACACCTCCCCCACCCCTAAAGTTGCACCTTGCACAGACAGACGGCGTAAAAATGCCTTTACTGTCTCCAATATTTCGGCAATGTAAACAGTGGATATATTATTGTCGATCGCCCAAAGATGCGCCGCTGAGATGCTGTCGGCAATTACATCGGCAATTCTCCTGGTAGTGATAAAAGTCATTCTAGAATCACTTGCGAGCGTCCGATTCCCCCAACTTCTAAACCCACCTTGGTATTGAATAATCGTGTTGATGCGGTTGGCATTCAAGATGTTTGCCCTACTCGAAAAATCTCCCATGGTGAATTCTATCGGACGGGCGATCGCTTCAATTCCATTGATCGGCTGGTTTGAAGGACTCCACCAAAATCCTCGCTCATTGTCACTCCTAGAAATCAATCCAGCTAACACAGGAGAGTAAGGGGTAGATACGCCGCCATACACTACCCAAGGGTCAGCCGCGTAAATGCGATCGCTGTCAAAGTCAGCAGCGATTTGGATTGCCGCCGCGTCGTTTGTGTTCTGCCCATCCGCAATAATTATCGCCCGTAGCTTTTGGGCTACGGTGATCAGGTTGCTCAATACCCGATTTCTAACAGTGCCGATTGCAGTAATTCCGAGCGCCGTTACGCCGGAGGGTGGCGCTGCAAAAGTGGCGGCAGGAGCAGCTAAATAGCCATTACCCGGATCATTAATCACGACGCTGACGACTTTTCCAGCATCTACCCCAGTGCCCAAAACTGCCACTCCTCTCGTTAGTCCCCCACCCGCTGGAGGCGCGGCAAAAGTTACGATCGGCGGGGTTATGTACCCACTCCCTTGTGTTCCGACCGTAACCGAAAGCACCCCGCCTGTAGACCTTTGATGGGTAAAGCCGGGTGCAATTAATACCCTAGGCTGCACCCCAATCGCTCCACTCGAAAGCGTCAATGCATTTATTCCAGTTTGCAACGATGTGTCCCCAATCACATTGGCGGAAGTCTCGACTATATTGGCTCCTTCTGCCACTCTGATTAGAGAAATTATCGCCCCGTACTGAGCGAAAATTAAGTCGAGTGCGATTGGTAATGTACCCGTCTCTCCTATCATCAGGTAATCTTGAGGGCTAGTGATCAGCACGGGGGTATTAAGCGGAAACGCGATCGCACTGGCTTGAGGCGCTGTTCCTACAATTCCAATTACAGATGTCGATACCGTCGAAATTGACCGAAACCCTGTATTAACTTCGACTACTTCTATACCGTGAAGGAAATTAGAAAGTGCTGCTGCCATGGGTAATCCTCTACTCTATTTGGTACGTGAAATTACAATCAATAAATATAAGATTAATCGATTCGATTTCTTCTGGCGTGAAATCTCCTATCGGGGTTGCTAACATTGCCTCCCTCACATTCGCGACAGACCAGGCTAAATCATTGACATCTTTAGTTGTAGTGATTGCGCTGACTAAAAACATCAAAGCAGTCCCCGCAGGCAGGCTAGTTTGGGCGGCTGCATTTGCCTTGCCTAGGAATATTGACGATTGCAAAGAGGTATAGAGTTTTTCCCATTTAGCGTCGGGGTCACGTTGCAAAAAAGCCAAAACCATCGGGTCGGAATCCGGTAACCACTCCACTGCAAAGCCCGGTTGTAAATTGGCAAAGCCGCCCGTTATTTCTTGGGTAGCCGGATCGCGCTGAACAAAAGGCATTAGACCAACCTCCCTCTAGGGTGGATGAAAGAATTTGTAACTAGAGTAACCGTGTCAGCGGTTAAAATGCTGTTGAATGCACGTACACGGATCTGGGACGCTGTATTAGTCACCAGATCTATCGACATAGCAAAGGTGTTTCCTGTCTGTAAGGTGAACCGCCCCCCAGATGTAATAGTTGCAGCTAAATCCACGCAGAGCGGACTGCTGAAAAAGTGCAGTTGCGCTGCTGAGCCGTTGCCAAATGCTAATAAATTGGCAGATACACTTAGACCAAGGGGTACAGAAATAGCATAGAGAGTGCCGTTAGCGCTCGATATGCTTCCAACCTGATTTAGGTCAAGCGGTGGGGTTGCCCAAATGCAATTATCCCCAACTTGGGCATAAGGAATAATATTACTACTCGCGTCAGTTCTAACACTCCAGATAATCCTAGAAGTCCA